CCAGTGACCTTCAGCCCTTCGGTGGTACCTTGAATGCCGTCGGAGGTGACCGTAGCGTAGGCCGCATCCGTGGCGAAGACGTTCCCAGGATTAGCCCAGACTAGAGTGGAAGGGCTGGGCTGCGTGCCGAATGAGCCGCCCCGGCGCGGAGCAGGGACCGTCGTATCATTCCCAATGGCTACGCTGCCAAAGTCCGTGACTAGTCCGGAGGGCGCTTGGATGCCCCACAGTGAGAGGACGCCGGGTGTGCCCCCATCCCACTTGAGTAGGTCCTGGGAGGAGCCACTCGCAAAGTACTGGTAGCTCCGGCTGTTGATGCTGCGGAGCGGATAGCCAATCGGATTGAACAGGCTCGGCACAATGGTGTTGCCCTGCTCATCTGTGACTAGCACTGCATCCTGGAACGGAAAAAGTAGCAGTCGATAATTCTGGAGGTCGTTCTGGTAGGCGTTGACTGGCACGACCGCGTTGATAGTCTCGCCCAGTCCGCCCGTCAAGTTGAAGGCCCGATAGCCCCACCGCAGGTCGAATGTGCCCCTCAATGGTGGGAGCACATTGAGCAAGCTCTGAAACATGTCCTCGTTCTGGGTGGGGGGCCGGGTGAACGAATCTTGACCCACGCCGCCAAACTGATTGCGGATGTACTTCCAGATACCTTTCTGGAAGTATGCTCCCCAGACTGTCTGGACGTTTCCTTGCGGCATTAGGGTATGCTAGTCTCCAACCCGCTGTCCAAGCCAACACCCGTAGTCGTTTGCTGGATGATGGCGAGTGGATCGGGCCGGACAAACTCCTCTGCGCGCGGGAAGAGGTTCTTGTCCTTCACCATCTGGATGCGACCCTGTGTGTAAACACTGAACCAGTGTTGGGAGTCCTCATCCTTCTGGAGGTACTTGAAGCCTAGCCAGTCAACACCCGCGCACAAAATATCCTTGTAGATGATGGGGATTTGCAGAGGCTGGGTTGGCTCATTGACCTGCTGCTGGAGCCTAAAATAGCGGAACTCTATAGTGTAGCCTGAGCTGGCTGTGGCTGCAGTGGTGCTGGCGTTCGGCCCAAAATTTTGCGCTATCACAGTCTGGCCATTCGGCACGCTCAAGATCGGCCAGTACCCGTTGAAGCTGGGGTCGACCGCTCCCTGCACCCACACCAGGTTGTTGCCCTCATTGACTTGGAAGTCCATCGTGCTGGCCGACGTTATCGTGAGGATGTTGGCCGTTCGGCTGATGGTGGCGATCGGCCAAGCCGTCCCATAGTCGGGTGGTGGGTAGACGTTCAGGACGGCTGGCGTCGTTGGGTCGACCCTGAACAACTTGGGGTGGGCATTCAACTCGAACACCTGCCCGAGGGGCGCGTTATCTGTTCGCCCTAGTCTGACCGAATTGCTGCGGTCGAAGACGCTATCCCGCTTGATCTGGGCTGCGTCGAGAATTTCCAGTTGGGTGTCGACGATGCCGCCACTCACTTGGTCGACTGGCGGCGGACTCGGCCCGAACCAATAGTCAGTCACACCTTGCTGGGTGACGAACTTGAACACTGGCGCGAGCAAGAAGGTCCAGCGACTGAATCGCAGCAAATCCAAACTGATGCGGTTCACGTAGTCGAGCAGGATGTTCTGGCCGTGGGCTGGATCAGTCGCCGAAAGGACCTGCCGGATGTCCTGGGCAGAGCAGTCCAAGATATCTTGGGCTGTGGGTACTTCGATACCTTGGAAGACTATTGGCATGGGTTAGTTTCTCGCGGCGCAGTGCCACCCGAAGGTGTGTGTGCCAGTCCCGAGGAAGGTCACTGACGTTACGCCAGTGTAGGTTACTTGGATGGGGTTAAGGGCTGTCTCGTCGTTGGCCGTGCAGATTGGGTGGGTAGTGTAGGGGCCACCAGTGAAGGTCCAGGTGAAGCTTCCACCCGCGAGGGTGGCCTCCCCTGCGCCGTCCACGTTGCCCGCCACGCCCATCTTCAGGATGGCTCCCAGCGAGCCAGTCCCGGCCAGAACGAACTGGCCCGGTCCTGGCACCGTGAAACTGGCCGCCGAGATTCCACCTGGCGCTGTGATGACTCCTCCCACTATTGAGAGAGGGGCAGACCCGATGCTGGTGGCCGAGGTGAAGAGGGCGAATTGGTTGGTCGCGCCGCTCCCTGAGATTGTGCCAGTCCCGCCGCAGGTCGTGTAGGTGAGAGCGCCACCCACCACACCCAGGCAGGTCCCATTGGCGCCTATCGCAAGTCGGGCGTCTACCCCACCTGTTCTAGTCCAGAGGTCGCCATTGGTGGTGAGGGGTGATAGATTGGCCCGAGCTCCCGCAGCCGTGTTGGCATTTGTGCCGCCCCCAGCTATGGCGAGGATGCCAGTCACGGTCGCGCTGACGTTGTTGCTGGCCTGCGCTTCGACTACGGTTAGGCCGTTGACGGCCGCCCCAGTCACGAAGTTGGCTGTCCCCACGATGGGGGCGCCAGCATTTACCGTGATGGCCGTACCGTTAGGGCCAGTCGCGCCAGTAGCACCAGCCGGGCCAGGATTACCCTGCAGACCGGTCGGTCCAGTCGCACCACCCGAACCAGTCGAACCAGTCGGCCCAGTGGGGCCTGTAGGACCCGTGGCCCCAGTTGCACCGGTGGCGCCAGTCGCGCCCGTGCTGGTGAGAAGGCTCCAGTTAGCGGGGTGGGTGTCCGGCTGATTGTTGAGGTTGCCGTTGGTGATGCTGACGTAGGCCGACCCACCAAAAGAGACCGCGTCATTGATGGCGTAGGTCGTGCCAGAGTTCCACGCCCCCAGCCAGTTGAGAGAGGCACCAGGGGCACCCGTTGCACCGGTTGCCCCAGTGGCTCCAGTCGCGCCATTAGCCCCAGTGGGACCAGTCGCCCCTGTAGGACCAGTCGAGCCCGTTGCTCCCGTCGGGCCTGTATTGCCAGTTGCACCAGTCCCGCCAGTCGGCCCAGTCGGTCCAGTGTTGCCAGTGGCACCAGCCGCCCCCGTCGCACCGGTCGCACCGTTCGTTCCCGGCGGCCCGGTCGGACCTGTAACACCTGTCGGTCCAGTTCCGCCAGTAGCACCTGTAGCGCCCGTTGGACCGGTTGCACCTGTCGCCCCACCACCCGGACCTGTCGGCCCAGTGGGGCCAGTCGCGCCCCCAATGCCACAGTTAGCTGTTACCCAATTCGTTCCATCACTTTCCAGTTTGATGCCGGTATCTATCGGGAGACTCATGGTGCCAGCTGAGTTTCCACCACAATCAATGATATTGCTGGAGGTTGCGGAGAGCGTCCAAGTCTTGTTAGAGTGGTTGGAGGGTTCTACCCAGAATCCAGTCGAGAAACTCGGGGCTGACCCATTGACTTCCCAGCTTCCGATCTGTGCTGCCCACGCACCACTACCGCAGGTGGCCGCTAGCCCGCCCGTGTAATTGCCAACTGTACCTACCAACTGGAAAAGGAATGCAACGGACGAATCGCCCCCAATCAGGGCGAAGCCGCTACTCGGAATATTAGACACACCACACTGCTGTTCGACGCCCACCACCAGCAACTCCACTGAGGTGGTAGTAGTTATGGGGGGCGAACTGATACCGGCGGCTGCCCCACCGGTCTGACCGGCGAATACGTCAGCATTTATAACGTTCGCAAACGCTGCCGCAATAACCTTCATGAGCGAGGGAGTGCCCGGCCAAGTCGCCGTCACTGTCCCGCCCACTCCCCCATGAGAGTTGTGAGCTGTGAGCATCGACGTGTAGAAGCCCGTCTGGGGGTTAAGAACAGTCCCGACAAACCCAAACGAGTCACCTTCGGTGTCGGTTACGTTGGTAGGACCACCCGTCGCTCCACTGGTAGTCGCCCACACAATGATGTCTTGTCCGGCCGTCACATTGAACGTGCTGGTGGTGCAGGTGTGACCCGTATTGCAGAGGAAGTTCTGCCCGAATTGCCCAGTGAAGGTGGTCGTTCCGCCCGTACCTGGCTGCGGCAAAGTCAGGGTCTGAGCCGCTGTAGTGCCTTCCAAACTGATGACGTGTCTGTCGTCGCCAGCCTGTACGGTGTAGCTAAGTTGGGTGTGGGTGACGCCGTCGGGATTCTGGACGGTGCCGTTTGTGCTGGGTAAGCCGACCGTGTCAGGCGTGAGTAGCCTGACGGTGGCTGTCGTAGCGGCCCCCGCGTTGGTCGAGCTGACTACGAAGTTGTCGACATTGGGAACCTTGCTGGTGCTGCCCGTGTCGTGGAAGTTGCCGGCCACAGTCGTGCTAGGGATGGCTTGGTCGCCTATCACGGTCTGGTTATCGAACACCACCGTGCAAGTGCCGGTGTAGCAGACGCTCACATTGCCGGAAGTACCTGGCGCGGTCTGGTAGCCATTGGTGGCAATGCCAGCCACCTGGGTGGTGGTACCGGCTGGACAGGTCATAGCCTGACCGAGGGCATCCGGGCAAACTGCCAGATTGACAGTCGTACCCGTCGAATTGTTGGCCATCGTGAAGGTGATGCCCCGCTGTACGATGTCCAGGCCGTTTGGACATTGGACGCCATTAATGTTGTCGTCGGAGCAGCTCCCATTGGTGACGGAGTTAGGCGTCTGCCAGATGACGACGTGAGGGGCCGTGCCGCTCCCCGAGACGATACCAGGGCCGCCCCCGCAACCTATCGTGAGGGTGCCAGGCACGCAAGCCAGTACGAGAGGATAGCTGTAGGGAGTTACTAGTGCAGAAGCGGGCGCCGTAATAGAGACGGTGTAGGTGCCGGTGGGGGCGTAGAAGCCGTAGTTGCCCAGTGGCCCAGTCACGATTGGTTGGGCCAGAATGACTGTGCCGGCCGCGTTGGCGTAGACGACGGTGTTGGGTGTGCAGGGCACTTCCGAGTGCTGGCCTGCACAGACATTCACCAGGGCGTTGACGATAGGCCGCCCATTCTGGTTGAGCACAATGTTGTCTGTGCGAGCCAGCTGGCCGTAGGCCTGCCCTGCAAAACCCAGCGCCAGTAGTGCCGCCAGTAGAAATTTCTTCATCGAGTGCTCCTGCGCCAGAGCGCGTCTGGGATGGTACGACGTTCCCTTCGAGAGCCAGGGGGCGGGTATGGACCACGCTCACCTCGGGCCGTCTTCTGCGTCCACTGGTTGATGTTGCCAGTCTGGACGTAGGCAATATAGCCACCCGCCGCTAGCTGGAAGGGGGCCGTGACATTTTTTCTGAATGAGTAGGGGCCGGGCGTGCTTGGTTGGAACCACGCCGGAAACACCCAATCACTAACCAACACTCCCCCAATGGAGTAACCTAAGTTGTCGGCTTCAACGGCATCGCAGACCTCATAAGCGTAGAAAGTCATGCTGCCATCGGCCGCATCGCTCTCCGCCACCAGATTGATCTCCGGATCAATCAGCATCTCCAGCAGCTCGTGGGAGGCTGTGACGGTCCAACTAGTGCCAGCTTGCAGATCGCTCGCAGCGAACACCTTACCTAGTGGTAAGCCACCCACTGTGAGCTCGTGGTAGCCCAGCGCGTTGGCCTGGTCAGAGTTATCCAAGATAACGAGTTGCCAAGCATCCCGGGGAGCCACTCCTGAGGGGTGGAAGTTGATCTGGGCTTGCACGCCCCAAACCTGAGCAAAGTCGCGAGCCACCTGGGTAACTAGGGCGGTAACGGCTTGCTGAACCTGGGCGTTCGTGACGACTGTGCTCTGGTTTAGGACGGCAATCTTCATGGAGTTCCTTACTTGATTTGCAGCTGGCTATAGCCGCCATCTCGCATGATCTGGTTGAAGTGTTTCTTGAGCTCGGCTGGCTTAGGTAGCTTGGGTGCGCCACGTCGGGCGAACCTGGCTGAAGCTGCTTGCTGGGTTGGCAGGAGCGACTCAATGGCCAGCAGTGTGGTCAAGGCCAGGCCAACAGCTGCTGTGACAGTGGCTTGCGTGCCAGGGTCCTTGATATGGGCTGCCGTTAGGATGGCCTGTAGATTGTTCTGGGCGTCTGTGATGGCGGCCTGGATTTTCTCTAGGGTAGTTGCAGTGGGATTGTCGTTGTAACTGACAATTAGCTGCTGGATAAGTTGCAGGTCGAGAGTAGCTTGGGCCGCAACTGCCTGTATGGCCGCCGCTTCCCCCGGGCTGATAGAACCATGCCCTTGGGCCACACTCACCACCGAGAGAACGTCCGTCACGATATTCAGAACGATCGGGAGGTCCTTCACGGCTGTGTCGACCCAGCTAGTGGAACAGCCCTGCAGGGTTAGACAACCTGCCAGCGCGCAGGCTAGCAAGGCGTTACTTAGGCGCTTCATTCTTTGCTCCTTGCCCATTGCCATTGGTTGGCACGCGGGCGGTTGAGGTTAGTACAGTCAAGAGGGCGCCCTCAAAGGCCGAGAACGCCGACAGGATTACGGTAGTCACATCCCCCGTCGCGTGGGTGTGGAGGAGATGAATGATGAGGCCAACTAAGCCGGCGACGAAGCTACTCATCAGGAAGATACTCCCGCCACGGGTGGCGAGGGAGTCTAGAAAACTATTCCAGCGGTCCATTATAGGTCGTCTCCTGGGACTATTTCGACGGGTGGCATTTTGAAGTCCCGCCTCAGCCAACCAAGTTCAGCATACTTTAGGCGTGGGTTGGCCACAATCAGATCGCAATGGCGGGCCGCAGCCCTCACACCCATCTCCCGCATCATCCGGCGAGGGCACCAGTGGTTGACTATCGAGAGGGTGGCTACCCCAACAACCCCATCCGGATCGACCCCAGCCGCCTCCTGGATTAGCTTGACCCCCGTGACTAGCCCCAGGTTGACCGCCATGTCTAGGGCCTTGGTTGCCACTGACTGGTAGGTGAAGCCGTCGAAGCGCCAGAAGTCCTGCCGGTAGATTTCCTTAGCCTGCTGGAGGGTTAACGACCTGACATCGATCTTGGGGTACCAACGCTGGGCGATGCCGTAGTTGGTGGTGCCACCTGGGTCGAGGGGGTTCTCGACGAGTCCCCCCTCATTGGCCAGGACGTAGTCTATCGCTTTGTCGAACTCAGCCACTAAACGAGATATCCTCTGGAGGTGGCATACTGATGCCGGCTTGCTTAGACGACTCCGCGTGGGGTTTGTTGCGCATCAACCGCCAGGTAGACTCCTGAAACTTCGCGAGGATGCGCTCCAGCTCGTCTGCGATGTCGCCCCTCAGTAGATGGGTCATGCCGGGCTTGTACTCGTCCCGGTTAATCCAGATGCTGGTCATAGGATAGTCCAGCATATCTTTAGCCGGGATCGTCACGTACCGATAGCCTTCCTGCAACTTTGTGAGCTGCTCGGGGGTGGGCTTTTGCGTTGCCATGTGTTCTCCTTGTGGGATTATACTTCGTCTGCGACCTGGGCGAACTCGTCGTCGCCAGGCCAAACAACTGACTCAACCCAGCCGCCCTTGCCGGCGTCCAGGCTGTATTCCATCACGCCCCCTGGTGGGAGGCTGTGCGGATTCTTGTAGATGTCTTTCTCACCAGTAAGAAAAGCATGGGCTGCCCCGAAGTTCCTGCTGCTGGTCACAGCCACCACTGGCTCGTCTGCGTGGCTCTCGGTGTAGCCTAGCAATTTCTGGAAGGCTGCCTCGAACCGGCCAAGGTAGGCGTTGAAGCTTTCCCCGGCCGGTACAGTCACGTCGGGAGTATCGACGAAGCTGTTTAGAATAGGTATGGCGTCCTTGACCTTCATCCCGATGAACTCGCCAACATTCCAATCGCGCAACTCACCAGTCTCAGTCAGAGGGATGTAGTTCTCCCGCGCGATAGCCTGACCAGTTTGGCGTGTTCTTTTCAGATCGCTGGCCACAACCTTCACAATGTCTTTGTCACGAAAGAACAACGCCACCCTGCGCGCAGCCTCGTGACCCTTGCTGTTCAGAGGAACGTCCATCCAGCTGCGAATGCGCTCGCCGCCGCTCTTGTTGAAGTCGGTTTCGCCGTGCCTGACCATGTAGAGTTTAGGTTCCATGCTGATGCGGGCAAACGCCCCCATTAATTCGCTTGCCTTGATTACAATTGTAGCAGAGGACTTGGAAACCGGGAGGGAATTGGTTCTTGACTATCCAGAGATAGACACCGATTCCCCCACGGAATCCAATTTTCTTTCGATGCTCGTAGCCATCGTTGTTGACGTGGTCTAGAGCAAGGAAAGCTTTTTCTGTTTCGCCGCAGCAAGCGCAACGATAACCACCGTAGGCCGCGAACACAGCGTCCTTTATCCGAGTTCTATACTCCTTCATCTTGCCACGTTGAGTGTCTCGATTCCGGTGATAGTAACTCAGATTGGAAGCACGCTGTGCTGCGGTCTTGGGCATTATACGTTTACGCTATTTGCGCCGGATGATCTCACGCGACGGACCCAGTTCTGATTGGTAATAATGGACTTAAAGGCAAACTTCCATCCAATCTTCCTGTTCTGTTGCAGTGGGTCAGTCTGGCCACCGGGCGCCACTACGTACACTCGGAGATTTTGCAAGTCCGAGATTTGATACGCGAAGCGCCCTAGGGCGAACGAAGAATAGACCAGGTTGCTGAAGCCTGCACCAGCCTGAGAGGTGGCCGCGAAGCCGGGCGCATTGCTGCGCACGACGCGGAAGCCACCCAACATGCCGATCTCGGCATTCCAAATCTTCTCGGGGGCCTTGAACTGCGCGGCCGCCTTGAAGTCCGGGTCCTTCAACATACCGGCGTAGGGTTGCGGTGAGGTGACGAGGACGTAGTCCCCACCCTCAAACGGACGTGCGCCCTGCTGGTTGAGCAGAGCGTCGAGCTCCACCAGGTCGACATAGCCTACCTGATCGCCAGCAACTAGCGCAGCGTCAGAGACGCGACTATTTGGGCGGTAGACGTTTGTCGCGGCATCCAAGACGTTATAGACCAGGATGTCGTATGTTTCGGCCGCTTGCAGGCCAAGAACATAGATGGTGCGCTCGATGATGTTATGACGAGCGGTCAGCTCGGCAAGGTCCGAAATTCGGACCACAGTTCCATACTGTTCGGTGATTGCCTCGAACTGGTTGATGGAGATGCCCAGAGCATCGGGCGGCACGCCTTCAATCAGCTGAGTCGGAGTGGTTGACACTGCAAACTTTTCCTCACGAGTAAACCGGATGGTCTTGCTCGAATTGGAAGGCAGTGGCACCTTCTCACCGAACTGGTCTAGGACGGTGTTGAGCTCGGCAACTTCCAGCAGTCGGGCGCTCATATACGTAATGAGCTCGGCTGCGGTATTGCCGGCCACACCGACCGTACCAGAGGTTACGGTGATTACATCGGCCATTTAGAGCCTCTTAGAGACCAACGGAGTCCAGGGTTGTTTTGTCCAGCCCCTGATTGAAGCGGTCGATGATGGCTTGTCTGCCCTCATGAGTCCGCAGCAGCTGGTCAGAGTTCCGCATATTGACTACCGGAACTGGCTGACCGGGGGTGGACGAACTAGCTTGAATCGTCGATCTCGGTTGGGATTGCACTGTAGTTGGCTGGGCTTGCGGCACAGCTTGCAGTGCGGTTCTTGCGATTTCCGAGGCTTTCTTGCCTTGCGAGGCGAGAGTGGCTAGCGCGTACAGCTGGTCGAGCTGTGCTGCGCCGAGCACCGGGTTACTCTCACTAAGCTTAATGGCATCCTGCAGGATCGGAAATTGTGCGATGAGGGCTTGATAGTCCTCACCCCCCACATATTCCCGACTACCCTGTGCACGCTTCTCGGACTCTCGGAGAGCCTTTTCGTGTGCCACTTCGTTCATGAGCGGAGCTAGGGGACCCAGAAGTTGGCTAAGCTTTTCCTCCACCAATCTGTCCGTTGCCTGGAAGTAGCGGCGCTTATCAGAGCTTGCCGCTGCACTGGCCAGGTCGTCGTAAAATTTCTCAGGCTCTTCCAGATAACCCTTCGGCGAGGTCGTCGCCGGTTGGGTCTGAGTCTGAGTGCCTTTTCTGAGGGGGTCCACGCCGTCGCGCTCTTGGATTCTCGCACGAAGTTCAGCTATGACACGGTCCTTTTCGGTGACGCCCCGGATCGCATCCTCCCGTGTTGCATACACGGTGCCCGTCTCGGCTTTCAAGAAGGGTTCTGCAGCGGGCTGTTGTGCAGCTGGCTGCTCGGGCGCCTGAGCCTGCTGTTGTGTGGCAGGGTTCTCAGGATTAGGGAACAACTGGTCTAGGTCGATGTCGGCGCCAGGTGCTTGGCCGAGGAAGTCACCAGTACCTACTGTCTGGGCTTGCGCGGCTGCGAGCTGGGCTCGATTTGGTTCTGCCATCGGGTTCTTCCTTGTGGGAATAAGTTTGCCCCTTGTGAGGGCCTTGCAGTCGAGAGAGCTACTCCACGATATCTAGGTTGCGCGCCACCTGCTCGAACGCTTGTTGTTCGTAGTCGAGTGCTTCTTGGGGCACTGACTGGCGCTTACCAAAACTTGTTGCCAGCCTAAGCTGGTCCTCCAACCACCCCGTCCACGCTATGCCGGATTTCAGAAACTCCACGTCCGCCATAGTTTCTTGCCGCTGCTGTTGAAGAGTTGTGGCTAGCATAGCCCTCTGCAACGAGAGCTTGTTTAATATCCACTGAAACCCTGGATGATGCTGTAGACTCGCTACTGAAGTCGCCAACTCCGGGTCTAGCTGGGCGCTGGGCCTGGGCTTCTCCACCTCCACTACTAGGTACTTCGACTTGAACCAGTTCATTCACCGCCTCCTCCAGTCTGTCCCATACCCTCTAACCCCATCCCACCAGCGCCCAACATCTGGGCGATCTGGCGCATGGGCCCTTCCAATGAACCTGTCCCGGGCAGTTTGCCTTCCTGTTGCATCCCTCTCGGCCGACCTTGAGGCTTCTTGCCAGAGCCGTGCTCCGGGTGGCCGGGAGCGCCAGCTACCTGGGGCTTATGGCCCATCTTGCTTTGGTGGCTCCACTGGGCCTTGGCGCCGGCTATATCGAACTGCGAGCTGTGTTGCAGGGCTGCTTCCAGCACCATCATCTGGATTTGCTGCTGCAGCTGGGCTTGCTGTTCCTGCTGGACCTGCTGGTCAGATTTGACTAGCCGGTTGACGCCTCGAATCTCGAAGACCTTGCCCATCTCGCGCAGGCCTTCCCCAACATTCCAGTAGGGGGTTTGGCTCGCCCAATTGGCGTAGGCCAGCAAGTTGCGCTGCCTGACTACCTTGTTGGTGGCGTAGTTGGCGCAGACCATGTCGAAGTCGAAGTTGCCGATGAGCTCTTCTGGCTTCACTCTGGGCCACTTGTCGATCGCCACGGGCTGGTCGGTGATTCGAACTTCCTCCTCGTCCGTCATGTACTGCTGGATCATGCTCGCACACATCTCCAACATCGGTTGGAGGATGTCGAGCTCCATGTTCCGGATGAACATCTTGAACCGGAAGTTCGACTCGTTCACGATCTGGGTGATGCCAGTCGCCGTCCGGTTGCCCGTCCCACTACCCATCCCCTTCGAGTAGAAGTCGCTCACGCCACTCGACAGTTCGATCATGCTCTTGTAGATATCTAGGATGGCGTAGTCCCCACGTTGTGGCGTAAAAAACGGCAGGGGGGCTATAACCTCATTGGGATTTCCGACTACGCCAACCTTCCCGCCGGGCGTATTAAAAAGGTTCAGAGCTGTGTGATCGATGTCCGCTTCCACGTTGTAGGCGTACCGACGGTTGATGCCCATGTTCCAGTTGTCGGTAATCATGTTGGTGAAGCGGTTGAAGCTCTCAGTTAGGTCCGAGATGATCTCAATCGCACCTAGCCCGAAGATTTCACCGGGGATTTTTATGTAGGATGTAAAGAGGATTGGGGCTCGTTTGTGCGCGAAAGGATTGGGTCCATCCCACAGTAGGATGGGCTCCCCCCCGTACATCTTCCTCTTCCATCCGCTGTAACTCGCTTGGCGATAACTGGCTCTCAAGTCTTTCCAAGAAATAGCTTCCCTGTCCTCGCCGAATGTAAGTATTGT